TCGCCACATCAAATCGCTTTCCATTTACAGCGTAAAAACTCGCCGTGTTTTATCCTGATTTCGTCCCTCGTCCAATCAACCTCCAAAAAATCTCAGCTCTATCTAGTTCCTTCGTCTGAGTTAGAAAATTTTTTGGACGAAGGTCTTTCGTCCAAGTATCTCTGTACTTCTTTTGCTGACGTTGGTCAAAGGATTAAAAATTATTGGGGGGATTGACGGGGGGTTGGCTTGTCGCTTTGTTGTTGATTTTTTTACCACACCGAAGCCAGATGGTTGTCAAGTCGCTGGACGCAAAAAAGCCCGAACAGTCGAAACCATTCGGGCTTTGTGATTAACAAGCTCGGTTTATTCGCGTGAATTTTTAGTGATGTGGTCTGCAAATCTTTCTCTATTAAATCTGGGGTTATCCGTCTTCAATAGATTTTCGAAATCTTTTCGAAACTCTGCAGAAACACCTCTATTGTGTTCAGCAAATAAATCGGCGAACTTTATATAATACTTTCTTGATAAGGGCATTATATTTCTCCTATTTATTTAACAATTAATTATTGCATATATCCCATAAAATAGCAAGGGGTTTTGGGGTTGATAAAAGCGACGAGCCATGCTCAGCAAATGAGGAACGAATGTTGGCTCGTCGCTTTTATTATGATGTTTGGGAGCAGGGAAGCTGCGGGAAAAACGCTGGGCATAAAAAAAGGGCGACAAACATTATCTGTTGTCGCCCTTTAGTTTGGGACTAATTACGCTAAATCTTTTATCTCTCCGTTTTCGTCTTTGATTAAAAGATATTCATATCCACAACCACCTGCTAATGTTTGTTTGTAATCTTCAATCTTTTCGTCAAAGTCGCCTTCGATTTCATTCTTGTAATTACCTGACGGCAATCCAATACTTTGAACATCAGGAATAGTTTTAGAAATCATTCTCATTGCTTCATTTCCGTATTCATCATCTTCAGAAGAAATTACTGCAACAGTAATTGTTTTTCCGATTATTACATCACAAAACTCGAAAGTTTTTCCTTTGATTTTTTTCATATTTACCTCGTTGTTTGTTAATCAATAATGAATTATTGCATAGGTCCCATAAAAAAGTCAAGGGGAAAAAGGGGTTGATAAAAGCGACGAGCCACGATAGAACGAGGTACGAGTGTTGGCTCGTCGCTTTTATTATGATTGTTTCGGTGCACGAAGTTACGGCTGACAAAACGCTGGATAAAAAAAGGGACGACTAACATCTCTGTTGTCGTCCCTCTGCCTGAAGTAAATGAAAAGGACCTCAGGACTTTTGGGAGAATTACTTCCTCAAATTCATGATACCACCTCTCCTATGTTTTGTTGTTGTACTCCTTCGGCGTAATCGTCGAAGCCCATATCCAAGAACACACTACCAACGCCAAAAGATAACTGTACTCTCATTTCAGTATCATTGTGAACAAAGTCCATAATGACTGGGAATAAAGTATCTTCAGGAAAGTCCTCAAAGAACTCATCAGTAATCGTTCTATTCCTACCTTCGTCAATGGACCTTTGATTAATCCTTTTGACATCTTGGTAGGTCATAAAGCTAACTGTGTTATTCATATATAAATATTAGGATATATCTCATAATATGTCAAGGGGGATTTGTGGGGGTTAAAAGCGACGAGACGACGAGGTACGAGTTGGCTCGTCGCTTTTATTATGATTTTTCTGGGCTGCAGGATGGTGTGCTGCTGGAGAAATGACAGATGTGAAAAAGGGAGACCGAAGTCTCCCTTTCCATGATTGACAACAACATCATTCTTTAATCCATGGGGATAAATACAGGGGGTTGTAAGTATTCTTCTGTTTGAAGAAGTCCTACGTTGCAACGAATACTATTGATGTAGTATTCAATCGGCATGATTGGGGAAGTGTTATTTCCTTGGTCATCAGTGCCGATAACAATACCTCTACCAAAATAAGCGTTATCGTTAAAACTAAAAGCATAGTTTTCGTCAATCAATAATCCCTCATCATCAACGTAAATAACGTCGGTGTTTTCAGGATTTGAGTAATCTCTAACTGCGTCTATGGCACTGACTTGTTTAACATCAGTAGATAGAAGCTGATAGATTTTATCTAAGCCAAACTCGTCGTCTGTCGTCATTTGAGCGACAGAGTTAAAGTCTGGTTGAATAATATAGATGTTCATATATTCTCCTTTGTTGTTAATCGAATTTAGATTATAAGATATTTTTTATAAAAATGGAAGGGGAAAAAGGGGTTGACAGAAAAGCGACGAGCCGACAGTTATTTTCTAATGTGTCCTTTGTCGGCTCGTCGCTTTTCTTATGATTAGACCTTAGGCTCTTTGTACCAAACTCTAACCTTGCCATTCGGTTGAATTTTTAAAGCAGGTAGTTTGTTAAGACTTCTAAGAGCATTTGCCAAAGACACTGCCCTCGGATAACTTTCCATAAGTACGCTATCACCAACCTTCATACACTCGGCAGTAAATTTAATCTTGCCTTGCTTACTCTCGATTGGAATACCTTTTTCTATTTTGTAAGTTTCCATAATAAAAAAAAGGGGGGTCCTAAGACCCCGCCTTGTCCTCCCTTATATTTTCTCTATACCAAACTCTAACTTGTCCATCAGATTGTTTTCGCATAGCTGGTTGTTTATTTAAGAGTCGCATAGCGTTAGCTAATCCGACAGCTTTCCCTATAGTACCCATAAGCACACTATCTCCAATTTCCATGTGGGTTGCAGTAGCGTGATTTTTACCTCTTTTTGTAGGTAGAGGTATGCCCTTTTCTATTTTATGTGTTTCTATAATTATAAAAGGGGAGACCTAAGCCTCCGCCTTTTCCTCCTCTGTAATTTTAAGTTGATTATCAAGAAACGCTTTGACAAGTCTAAGGTTTCTCTCGTTAAGTTGGGCAATGCTACCTATAGCACTGCCCACCATTGCTTCTTGAAAAGCAAACTCTTTATCAATAGACATTAGTTCAAGTCTCCATTTGGCAACTGAAGATTGTCCATACCTCTAAGAGCCATGACTTCTTCAAGTGCAGTTGTATTTACATTGCCATTGGATACAACGACAACACCATTTATAACTAACTCAGTTAAGTTAGTCTCAACCCCTGCGAGTTCTCCGCCTTGGTCAAGTTTTAAAACAAAAGTAAATTTCATATTTCCTCGTTTAGTTGTTAATCAATATGTATAAGATACAGATATATGCAAAATATGCAAGTATATCTTATAAAGTTTTTAGAATATCTTTTCATATAAGATTGCTCTTATATAACTGGGGGGCATAAGGGGGGAATCTAAGCGACAAGCCGACAAACAAAAGTCGAGGTACGAGACTGTCGGCTTGTCGCTTAGATTATGATAGTAACAGAGGGGGGAGCCCCCCCAAACAGAATAACATCCATATACAGACATATATAAGTAAAGATATACACAAAAACTCTGGTATCAAAAACTTTGCATATAGGACCCCCCTTATGTAATATAAGTCCTAGGAGTCCCAGATGGAGAAAAAAATTTCTACTTCCAAAAAATGTACGCATTGTAAAAAAGAAATTTCTCTGGAAAAGTTCACATCCCAAAGTACAAAATGCAAAGCTTGTGTTGATGTAGTAAGACGAAAGGCTGCTAGTGCAACTCCACAAAAATTTTTAACTCGCTCTTTCGGTCAACTCAAACATGCAAGAATGAAAAAAGAAAAATCAAAGAAAGGTTGGGAGATAACATTAGAAGATGTTTTGGAACTATGGGATAAGCAAGAAGGTAGATGTGCACTAACCGGCTTGTTTATGACTTATCACAAAGATGGACGCGGCAGAAGAGACTTAAATGTTTCTATTGATAGAATAGACCCAGATACTGACTATTTAGTAACAAACATTCAACTAGTTTGTCTTAGAGCAAACACAATGAAACACACACTAAAAGAAGACGAGCTTTATTGGTGGGCTAAAAATATAGTAGAATGCAAAGAAAATGAGTAAAGACTTAGATATAGACCTAGAAACTCTAGCGGAACAATATCCTGACGCAGCTAAAAAGTTTCTTGCTTTAAAAGAAGCACTAGATTCCAAAACACTACAACGAGAAGGCAAAGATAACTTCATTCGTTATGTCAAACACATGTGGTCTGATTTTATTGAAGGTGAACACCACAAGATATTTGCTCAAAAACTAGAGGATGTAGCCAATGGCAAGATAAAAAGACTAATAGTCAACATGCCACCAAGGCATACAAAGTCAGAATTTGCTTCTACTTTCTTTCCTAGCTGGTTGCTTGGCAGAAATCCAAAGCTAAAGCTTATGCAAATCACCCACACCGCAGAACTAGCCTTCCGTTTTGGTAGAAAAGTAAGAGATATTATTGACTCGGAAGAATACAAACAGGTTTTTCCTGATGTTTCCTTGAAACAAGACAGTAAATCAGCAGGGAGGTGGGAAACCAACAAAGGCGGAGAGGCATTTTACTCTGGTATTGGTGGTGCAGTAACTGGACGTGGTGCGGATTTGCTAGTTTTAGATGATATTCACTCGGAACAAGACGCACTTTCACCAAAAGCATTGGACAATGCTTGGGATTATTACAGTTCTGGACCAAGACAACGTCTACAACCGGGCGGTGCCATTGTAATTGTGATGACTAGATGGTCGACCAAGGACTTAACAGGCAGATTATTGGCTGCACAGACAGACCCGAAGGCAGATAAGTGGGAAGTAGTAGAGTTTCCAGCCATTTTTCCAGATACAGGCAACCCATTATGGAAAGAATTCTGGAGTATTGAGGAATTAGAGAGTATCAAAGCGTCTTTACCTGTCTCAAAGTGGTCAGCACAGTGGCTACAGAACCCAACTTCCGAAGAAGGAGCTATTTTAAAGCGTGAGTGGTGGCAAAAGTGGGACAAAGACCAGATTCCTAACATGCAATACGTGATTCAAAGCTACGATACGGCATTTTCTAAGAATGAAACTGCAGATTACTCGGCAATCACTACTTGGTGCGTGTTTTATCCAGAAGAAGCCCTAAGTGCACCAGCAATTTTGCTACTAGACGTGAAAAAAGGACGGTGGGACTTCCCAGAACTTAAAGAAGAAGCATTGAAGCAGTATAAATACTGGGAACCAGACACAGTTATCATAGAAGCCAAGGCATCTGGTATGCCACTAACACATGAACTACGTCAAATGGGAATTCCTGTTGTAAATTACACACCAAGCAGAGGACAAGACAAGGTTGCTAGAGTAAATGC